TTAATGTGCTGTAGAACTTTTCTTTGTTGCATCTATTAAGTTAGTTAATGGTAATGCTTTTGCTAAACTTGAAATTATTTTAATTTCCTCTATAGCTTTTTGGTTAAATAAATCATCCCCTCGATTGTCTACAATAACCATTATTTTTCTTCCATTTAATTGACTACCACTGACAACATCACCTACTTTTCTCATTACTGCTCCAACAGCATTTGGAGTAGGGTTAATAGCTAAAATTAACTCATTATCTATTTCAAAATCAAAATTATACTCATGATTAGATATTCCTTTTATTTTTGGATTTGGAGTTAATTTCTTTCGAGGCTTCCATGCTTTTAAATATAACTCAACCTCTTCCGCTAATTTATTGATTCTGTCAGGAATTCCAACCATTTCATATTCATAATGCATTAATGAGCACATAGCTGAAATATAATCAGAAAGTAAAGTATTTAATTTATCTTTGTTTGCAATAGCAATGATTTCACCATTCTCACTCAGCCCTATGTCACTGTGTGTACAATTTATTTTATCCCTTACTAATGACCAACTGCGTTTGTCTCCAATAACACCATTGAGTCTTAAATTAAAAATTGTCTCACCATCATCGGTAATCATTATTTGAGAATTAAGATCTATTATATAAAAAGATAATGGGCTTTTATCGATCCATAAATGATTTGTTTGTAGGCAGATTGCTTTCTCACCATTCACTGTTTCTACAGTATGGCATATTAATAGCTTGTTATGCTCTAAAAAACTACAATCAAATTTCATTTTTTCTACTCATCAGTTATACTGTTTATTTTTCCAGTAAAATCTAAATATACTTTATCACAAAAGAAATCAAACCAACTAGAAATATCTTCAACTTTATATAATGGGCTAATTTTATTAGTTTCCTTTCCAATATGTTCATGACAGCCATTTATATTATTAACGCCATCATGTGAACTAACTTTTTTCTCATCGCACGCTTCAACTTGGTATGCCCTTAGTTTTATTCCAGATTTTATTTTAAATAGCGTAATCACTGTTTTGTTGGATGTTTTAATTCGAATTGGTTTTTTATAATCAATTTGGACGGTTACGCCAGGGATAGTTCCCTTTAATTCATCACTAGAATCATAAGGTGTAAAATTAGATGTTATGTAGTTAGCATTGTTTGCTTTATTCCAATTAATATCTTTATCATAAGATTTTGGCATTGATATTAGTTGGAGTGAATCACTTGTGCCTAAACAATTTAAATGTTCTTTCCTTGCCTTGATCATTTTATTACCTTTTTTTACTATCAAAAACCCCCGAAGCGGTCATTTTAGTTTTTATTATCAATCCAATATAGACGACTGCCACCAAACACGGCCTAAAATAGTTATTTCATCTTGAGACACTATTTCATCATCATAGCCAATGTTATAGCTTTTGATTTTTATTTGATTGCCAGGCATTTTTTCTAAAATTTTTATTCTTAATAATCCATCGTGATTGATTGCATAGATTTTGCCATCTCTAACATATGTATCAGCTTGATCGATTGCTACTGTAGAACCATCTCTAAATACAGGTTCCATGCTGTCTCCATAGACAGTTAGACATACAGTGCATTCTTTATCAATGCCATATTTCCGCATTGTTGATTTGGATAGGCGTAATTTATATCCGTTATAATCTTCAATATCATCAGTGAAACCATCACCAGCTGCTAGCCGTACATCCTTATAAAATGGCACTTCAATTTCATCATCATCTAGCGGTGTTTTACTATCCCAATCTTCGATAGATCCTAATACTGTCGCATTAGACTTATTTTTGTTTACTTTGGCTTTACCAACACCTTTTGTTAGCCATATAGGATCAACGTTTAATGCGTTAGCGATTTCTAATATTTTTCGTGATGTACTGGATTTTCCTGAAAGCAATTTTTGAATAGCTGGTTGGCTAATTTTTACTTTTTCGGCTAGTTGATGCTGAGACATCCCAGATTCTTTTAATGCCAAATTTAATCTATCTGTAAATGTAGTCATGCTTTTTTCTCGGGGTTGTTAATTTTTTAATTATATAACTCAAGTTATCACTCATCAAATAACAATAGTTATTGATTTATCCAATAACTTTGGTTATTATTGATAATAAATATTATCGTTAGATTTAAAGAATAATAATTGAGACTGCTGCAAAAGCTATCCATATTTTAGGAAGTTAAAGGAGATAAAAAATCACTATTAGATTACACAAAAGGGGGTATGGACACATTAAAAACTAAAGTCAATGCGTTCGAAACCTTACAACACTTGCAAGTGATAAAACAATCAATTCAGCACAAACATAAAATTTATCCGATTGTTAGATTAAAGGCATGTATCCACGATTTAATAAATTACCAAATAGTGACTGAAATTATTTATAAAAATGATAGCAATTTTGCTGAATATTTTTGAGGTAAAACAATGAATATAGTTGAAATATTGAAATTGAAAGGAAGACCCAACGCCTATTATCCAAAAATGGCTAAGCCGTTAGGTGGTGTTAATGCAGCTGTTTTATTTTCTCAATTATTTTATTGGCAAGATAAAGCTATATCTGATTTAGGGGTGTATAAAACGCGCGATGAACTTGAGGAAGAAACTGGTTTATCTCACAACGAACAAAGAACAGCTATAAAAAAACTACAAGATAAAGGCGTTTTGATAATTACTGAAAAGCGATTAGATCATAAAACTTTTTACAAAATTGACAATAAAAAGGTCAATGAAATTTTAGCTAATTTCGCCAAATCTATTAATCATTTACCGCGAAATGAAGAAAGTAATCACCCCGAAGTAGACATCGTAGATTTCGGGGAGGCTAGAAAGTCGAGTTCGTTATTTCAAGAGATTACAACAAAGACTATTACAGAGAATACTACAAATATTATTGCGGATAAACCACAACCCCAAAAACGGGAGTTGCCTAATGATTTTAAACCCAACGATCATCATCGAAACATAGCACTAAATGAAAATGTCAATTTGGATACTGAATTTATTAAGTTTAAAGATTATTGCTTGGCTAATGGGAAAAAATATATTGATTGGAACGCTGCATTTAATAATTGGCTACGTAATGCAGGGAACTATAAAAAATCGAATCACTCTCAATCAAGATTTATAACTCTTGCAGAACGTAATCGAGCTGTCTTAGAGAGTATGAGGAGCTGATTATGGCAAAAATCTCAGATGGTTTTTTAGCAATTATTGGTGGACTTCTTGAACTCTACGGACAGCAAGCGAGTACAACTAAAATCAATATTTATTGGTCAACACTTAGTCAATACCCAATTGATTCATTGCGCAGAGCAGCCAATGTATGGGTGCGTAAAAGTGAATTTATGCCGAAGCCTGCTGATTTAATTAATTTAATGGGTGGTCCTAATAACCATTTATCACCCGATGAGGCATGGGCAATAGCAATACTTGCTAGTGATGAAACTAATACTTTGGTTTGGACTAAGGAAATAGCAAAGGCATGGGCACAAGCTGAACTTGTTTATCGTAATGGCGACAAAATTGGAGCAAGAAGAACTTTTATCGAAGCTTATGGACGTTTAGTTAACTCATCAATGATGAATGGCAAAAATGTAGAGGTGTTTGTATCACTTGGTAGCGATAAAACAAAACGTGCTGATGCAATTAATCGTGCTGTTTTCATTGGTTTATTATCACCAGAAAAAGCTAATTGCTATTTGCCAAAACCAGAAAACACGATCGCAATGCTTGAGTTTAAAGATGATCAGGTTTCTGCAAAGAGTATGGAGCATATCGCTAACATTAAAGAGATGTTAAAAAAAAGCAGAACTTGTATTAAAACTGATTAGCCTTTGTTAATAGCGACTTTATTAGATGTTTAACAAAATAGTAATAGGCTGTGTATTAGGATTAACAGCAAATGTAGCAAAAAATAAATATAAATCTGTAAAGCAAGTCAATAAACGAAACATTCGGAACAATGTAAGCAAATCGAAGGGGTTAATATTGAAATGAATTACAAAACAACGGCAAAAGTGAATGAAGATTGGCAAAGTAGGGAGAGAGTAATGAGAGAAACTAAAGATATTTTAACTGCCTGGAAAAATACGCGTATATTGAAAAGAATTGGAACTGAATATCCTTCAAAATCGGCTGTTTTTTTGGGAGCGCCAACAGATGTTGATTATCGCCAATATTTAACAGAAGATGAAGCTGAAATTGTTGATAATGCGGTACTGATTTTAAAAAATGACAATTATTCTCAATGGATTGTATTGACCGCATATTATCTGCGAGGTATTTCGTGTAACTCGCAGGCAAAAGCAATTGGGAAGCGTCCACACGATATCATTAATTTATTGAATCAAGCCGAGATGTTTATAAGAGGAAATATTTATCAATATTTTAAAAAAGTTGCATAACCGCTTGACTTTGCGCAAATGCGCATATATAATAAGGTAAAAATGCGGTTTAGAACGCATATAGTTAAACCCAGCTAATTAGTTGGGTTTTTTTATATCTATATTATTCTGTTTTTTCTAGAAATAATAATCAATACGCTAGCTATTAGCTTGATTCCTTTTTTGCCAACCTCATTTAATGAAATACTAACTGTGATTTTATTTCTGTTGTAGCTATTTCAATTTATTTCCGTTTACTATATTTTTTATATCAATATTTTGACTATTTGCTCATCACTGAATCGATAGCAATGCTAGACTCAGCCATAACTCACATTCAGCTAGTATGCTGCCACTCATAACTAATAAGAAGATTTAAATATGCCGATAAAAGACCCTAACAACGTCAATTGGACTGTTGTTGTGTATTTATTTTTTGTTACTTTGCTTGGTTCTCTATCAAGTTATTGCTATCAGTTCCTAAATGGTAATAAATTTAATATTGGGGTGCTATTTGCGCAAATATTTATATCGATATTTACTGGAACGCTTGTTGTATTAGCCGCAAGTTATTTTAATTGGGACTTTGAGTTAGCAGGAGGTATAGCTGGCTTAGCTGGATGGTCAGGTGCAGCGTTAATCAAGGCGTTAGAAGAACGATTAATAAGAAAAGCCAAAGGAGATGATTAATGAAATTAACTGAACATTTCACGCTAGAAGAATTTACACGTTCATTAACTGCTAGTCGTTTAAAAATTGATAATTCAGTCCCCCAAAATTTAATGCCAAATGTGCAGTTAACAGCCATAAAGCTAGAACTTGTTAGAAAAGCATTAGATAAACCAATTATTATCACCTCTGGATATCGCTGTCCTGCATTAAATGCAAGAGTAGGCGGAGTCTCAACAAGCGCTCATACTAAGGGCTTAGCGGTTGATTTTCGTTCATCATATGGTACCCCTAAAGAAATATGTCAAAGATTGATTGATGCTGGTGTTCAATTCGACAAACTTATCCAAGAGCATAATCAATGGGTACACATAGGATTTAGTCCTAGCAATAACCGGCAAATAGTATTAACAGCCGTTAAGCAAGGTGGTAAAACTATTTATAGGAGCGGTTTGCTATGAATAATGAAAAGATATTGAGCATATCATTAATCATTATCACTTTTGCTATTTATTTTTGTTATAACAATTTTGAAGAAAAAAAACGATTAAAAGACGCTAATGCTGAGCTAACTAATCAAATAAATCAGTTAGAGCAAACCATATCTAGAAACAACCAAATCATCGCAGATAACGAATTATCAAAACGTGAACTTGAAAAACAATCACTAGAACGGCAGGAGCAAATTAATGAGCAACTCAAAGATAATGATTGTGCTAAGCAGTTTGTGCCTATGCCTGTTTCTGCAAGCTTGTACAACCGAGCGAAAGGCATACGTGAATCGACCGATACCACCCAATCTATTAAGTGACTGTTTACCAAATTTACCACCTAATCCCATGACTTTTGGTGATAGCCTCCGATATAACGAGCATTTATTAAATGTCATTGAGAAGTGTAATGCAGATAAAAGGGCAATAAAAAGGATTGGTAATGAATTATAGTGAATCTTTTAAAGAAATGTTGAAACAAGTTGAGTCTGAGTTTAATTTTTATGGACCTGTTAAAACGGCGGTTTTTTCCTTAGGGTTGTCTAATGATTCTATAAAGCAACACTTCGAGCAAATTAGAGACATTTTGCTTGAATATAAAACAATCCAATACAGAAATGTTAATAATAAATGTAATTTGAACTCCTATTCACTTCTATTGCATTAACCCTAAAAATTCACGAACAGTTATAAAAAATAACTGCATATTTAATCAATAGCCACCTAGTGTGGTTTTTTTATTTCTGAAGGGAACATATGACAAAGGGCGAAAAGAAAAAATAAATTGCCCAAGTGAGTTAGCCAATTGTTTAGTCAAGGTTAAGGAAGATTTGCGTGGGGGCTTCAAAAATGTTGAAGAAGTTGTGCCAAGTATTGCTGGCTTGGCTAGCTATCATGGTAAGGCTAGATCGAGAGTATACGAATACAAAAAATTAAATGAAGAATTTAAGGACACGTTAGAGACTATTCAATCACTACAAGAATGTTTGTGGTAAATAAAGGTTTAATTGGTGATTTCAACGTCCCTATCACAAAGCCAATGCTATCTAATCATGGCTATAGCGAAAAACAAGAAATCTATCACCAATCATCTGACGGTACTATGTCACCAAAACCAACGTGGTTAAAGTTAGTCACACTCGAGTCAATACTATGACAACAGCACAAATCCAGTTATCTAAATTGCAATCGTTGCTGATGGTAGGGTTGGCTCAGATTGTAGATTAAACGATAGTAAAACAAAATAGGAGCAAATTTAATGCTTAAAAAAAATAAATTACTAGCATTGATAGATTCGTTTCGTAAACGTCTAAATGATGCCGAGGAGGAGTTGTCAAAAGAGGAAATCAATAAAATGGTTTATGAACTCACAAAACAACTTGAGGAAGTTCAAGGTAAAGAAGATGAGAAATCAAAAGCTAAAACCATTGAACTTCAAAAACAAATTGTTACGACTGTCTCGCAACTCGATATGACGGAAGTCAGGCGCATCATAGCGGAGGTTTTGAAGTTACCTGAATCATTGGTATTTGATGCTAATAATATGCAGGAAGTTTCAAAACTAGATAAATTCATCACAGTCTTAAATGTATCCCAATCGGATATCGGTACTGAAATTAAATTCAAAGGTGCTGACGAAGTAGAAATCGCATCAACATTATGCGAGGTCACAATTTCAGTCAATGCCTATGGTAAAAATGCTTACGATATGTTATGCCAACTCACTGAATCAATGCGATTTACCGTAGTTTGGCAACGGTTAAAGCGTTTAAGAATGGGTTATCTAAGGTGCTCGAAAATTCGTAGTCTACCAACTGCGATTGCTGGCGGTAAAGAACAGCGTGCGCAAGTCGATCTTATATTTTCAATTAATCCAATCGTCAAGTCTCCATTGAATCGTGGCGATACAGTAAAATTTAATTTAGAGAAGGGGTAATAATGAGTTTACCAATCAGTCAAGTTGTAGATGTCACTCTGCAACAATCGCCTCGCGGGGCACAAAAACGTGATTTAAGCGTTGTTGCTATTTTCACTCACGAAGTGTGCGAAGAGTTTACTAATCCAGATACACGATACATTGTTGTAACAGATTCTAACTCTGTAGCATCATTGTTCGGCACTAATTCAGATGTGTATCGTGCGGCATCTGCGTTATTTTCAGCACGACCTAAACCAAAAACCGCGTTAATTGCTAAATATATAAAAGATGATTTAACGACATCAGCAATTAGTTCGAAAATAAATGGTTCCGCGTTAACTGTTTCATATATTCAGTTTAAAAATATCACAGATGGTTATCTGTCATTCTATTTTGGTGATGCAAAAATCGATGTTAAAGAGCTTGATTTCTCTACTGTTTCAAGTATGCAAGATGTAGCAAATGTCGTTAATGCAAAACTAGCTGATATTGGTGTTAAATTTATTTACGATTTGGTCGGAAGTCGTTTTATTTTGTCATCTAATACAGAGGGTAAAGGTGCCAATTTCGGTTATGTGTTCGATTCGCAATTAGATGGCAGTTATATTGGTCAGTTAATAAATTTAATTGACGGTAGAGGCACGTTAATTAACGGTGAAGATGCAATCACTTATAACAAGGAAACACCTGCCGAAGCGCTGAGTAAATTACAAAATCAATACCAAAATTGGTACGGCGTTTATTTCGCCAACACAATCACAGATGCTGAATTGTTAGAGGCTCATGATTGGGTAGTGGCTCAAGGCGTTGAAAATGCAAAAGTGATGGCGTACACAGAAACACGACCAGCTAACATTGAATATACTGATACAAATGTGCTTAAAACACTATCAAAACGTAACAGCGGTCGTCTGATGGTTCAGTATAACAACAAGGGTAATACACATGCAGCAGCCGAACTTATGGGGATTGCCTTAACTACCGTTTGGACTGGTGTTAATACTGCTAAAACTGTTAAATTCAAGCAAGAAGTTAGTGTTACATCAGATGATAAAATCACAATAAACGAAGCCACAAAATGTCGTCGTCTTGGTATCAATTATTATACCGATTATGCGGGTGTAAATATGCTTGCTGAGGGTGTTATGCTTGGTGGTACGTTTATCGATGAAACAACGGGCTTGGATGCTTTTATTAATGCGGTGCAGGTTCAGGCGTTCAATACACTACAAGGTCAGCCTACAAAAATCCCTCAAACCGATCGTGGTCAGCAAATTTTAATTAGTTCTATCAAAGTTATCGGTGAGCAGTTTATTAATAATGGCTTCTTGGGGCTAGGTAAATGGACATTGGGTGACTTAGGCGAACTATCATATGGTGACCAAATCAATGGCTATTACTTCTATTCTGATTCATTCGATATGCAAGATACAGCAGATCGCGAAGCCCGCAAGATGATGCCAATTAACTGCGCACTTAAATTAGCTGGTGCGGGTCACAGCGTCGATATCATTGTTCAATTTAATCGATAGAGGTTTACATGACTAAATCATTTTCTTTAGAAGATGCCGTTTTGACTATCGACGGCACAGAAATTACTGGCTACGAGAATGCGCAGGACGCTATCAGTATTGCGCCAATTGGCGATGATGGCGATATTACGTATGGCGTTAATGGCAAGGGGGTATTTGTTCACTCTTGCAATCGTGGTGCAACAGTAACAATCAAAACGTTACAGCATTCTGAAACTAATCAAAAATTAAATCAATTGCGCAATGCTCAAATTAACAATTCGACAACGGCGACGGGTAAATTAATTACATACAAAGATTTACGTAATGGCGATGAGTTTTTACTTACTGGTTGCTGGTTTACAACACCACCAACGCACGCACGTGGCACAGCACACAACGGCGTAACATGGACATTTAAAGCAACTAAAGCAGAATTTGACATTAAAGGCGGTTTATAATGCAAAGCACAGATTTTACTATTGATGATGTGGTTTACACATTCACGCAAGCAGATTTTTTTAAATCAAATAAATATCTAAAAAAATTAACAGCTCTACTTCAGGGCTGTTTTTCATTTGAAGGGAATAAATCAGGTTTTGATATCGGACAACTTGCCTCCAATATCGGTTCTGACCAATTTGCTGAAATAGAAAAATTCATTCTTGATTATGTTACTGCGATAGATGAAAACGGTAAAAAAGTACTGTTTCAAAAGCCGCAAGAAGCAGGTGAATTTTTCAATACACATCGAAGCCATTACTATCAAGTGATAGTTGAGGGTTTAAAATTGCATTTTTTGGGTTTTTTACCAAATGGTATATTATCCAATCTAAGTACGCTCAGCTTGGAGGAGATAGCCAAGAAAGCGATGTAGATTGGTTTGTGTGGGGTGTTATCGTAAACAAATACGCCACACTCCACGAACTCAGAACAGTTTATTCACTCGATGATGTTATCGATATGCATAATGTGATAGCAGAAACTAAATTAGCAGAAAAGCAACAGCAAGAGGCGCAATAATGGTTTTAGAAGAATTTTTGATAAAAATTGGCGTTGACGCCTCAAAAGCTGGCGATATTGCAAAAGTGGTTAATAATTTGCAATCAGGCGCTAATCGGCTTTCTGATGCGGCAAATAGCATACAAGAAGATGCAAACAAAGCAATTCAAGAAACTAATAAATCAACATCGGAGACAGGTAACGCGGTAAATAAAACTGGGTCGAAATTAGATTCATTGAAATTGGTTTCAGTTGCGTTGGCGGATACCGCAGTGCTGTATGGAAAAAAATTAATCGATGCTTTTCATAATGCAATCGACAAAGCTAAAGAGTTAGCTACAAAAAAAGGTACGCTGTTCAAAATATCGCAAAATGAGCTTCAGCAAGCTGAACTTTATAAACGAGAAATGAGCAAAACAGGTGTAGCGCTTGATAGTATCAAAACTAAGATTGCGCTAAATGTCGCGCCCGCACTGACTAATTTAATTGCTGGATTTAGAAGCTGGTTAACAGTTAATAAGGACTTGATTGCCAATGGAATCAAAAAAGTAATTAAATTTGTTGGAATGGCAATTCAGGTTGTTTCTAATTTTATCGAATTTATTGACAAAATTGTATCTGGGACATTAGGTTGGGAAAACGCACTAATTGCATTAGGTATTGCATGGGCGGTTCTCAATCGAGCGTTATTATTTAGTCCTATTGGTATTATTTTAGGCTTATTAACTGCTTTAATGCTGTTAATTGATGATCTTATTGTCTATATGAATGGCGGTAAAAGCCTATTCGGTAAATACTGGCAACCATTTATTGACGGAGCAAAAGTGGCGTGGGAATTTGCAAAAACATTTTGGGAATTTCTCAAAGCATTATGGTCTGGCAATACAAAAAAATTAAAATCATTATCAGAAGGCTTGTTTGATTCAATAGTAGGCGGTTTTAAATCGCTAATATCGGGTATAAAGTCGTTATTGTCAACAGCACTCCAAAACATACTAATGTTTTTTGGCATGTCCGAAGGTGAAGCAAGTAAAATGGTTGATAGAATTGGTAAAATTTTCAATTTTATTATTGATGTGCTTACTTTCCCGTTTCGTATGGCGTATCAGGCTATCTGCGCGATAATGGATTGGCTTGGCATTGATGCCGGTGATGTTGTTAACGCGATTGGAGAAATATTTGAGGCTATCATAAACTTTGTTACCGCGCCATTCGAAGCGGCTTGGAAATTAGTAAATGATTTATTTGACATCTGGGAAGATGATACAACATCGACGACTGATAAGATAGGTAAAACGTTATGGGCAATATGGGATTTCATTACTTGGCCATTTAAGGCCGCGTGGGATTTTGTTAAAGGGTTGTTTGACTCATGGATGGATGATACGAACGAAACTACACAAAACTTTGCTAAAAAATTTTTAGAAATTCATGAGTCAATTACAGCGCCGTTCAAAAATGCGATGAAGTGGATAGAGGATAAATTTTATGGATTTATTGATTCAATTAAAAGCAAAATAAAGGGCGCATTATCGTGGTTAGGGATAGGTGGTGACGATGATAACGAGTTAGAAGTTACGTCAAAACGAGAAATTCTAGCGAACGGTGTTACTGATATTGCGAAAGCAGGACGTCTTACACCAAGCAAAAAAATAAATAATAACAATGCAGTAACTATTAATAATACAATGAATGTCACATCCGTACAGGATGGCGTGGACAGTTTAAATAGTGTCACCAATAATTCATTACGCGAATTAGCGGATAACACCCAAACGGCACTGGGATCTAACTAATGTTTCAATCTATATTAAATAAATCATCAAAAGACAGCGGTTTGATAATTACCGAGAACACGGTATTTAGTCTCGATATTAATACTGTTGAACAACACGCATCAAAGCTGAGGGTAACTGAAAACCCGATTGAAAACGGGGCTAACATTGCAGACCATGCGGTATTAGACCCTAAGGAAGTAACTGTTTATGGTTTGGTCGTAGGATACGAAACTAATACATTTTCATTTGATAATGTATTAGGTTTTAATTTTTCAGATTATCCGCTACCAATGCCGATTAAAACCATAACAGCTCAGGCGGAGAGTATGGTAAATCGTTTTGCATCACACTTTAGAGCTGGCGCTAAAGCTGTGAACCAAGTTATAGCTGATTTTCTACCTGATTATCAATCTCCACTTTTAAATAGTTTCTCATCAGACCGTATCGCTGATGCTCATGAAAAATTGTTAGCTGTACAGCGAAGTGGTGAGCCTGTAACGCTACAAACAAATACACGGCAGTATAAAAACATGATTTTGACATCTGTTGGACTGACTCAAAAGCAAAACACAAGCGGTGAATTTGTATTAACGTTTCGCGAAATTTTCATTGTAGATACTCAGACAGCGAGCGGCCTAAATGTGCCAAAACCAAAAACAAGAAATCTTGGTAAAACTCAACCGAAAGAGGTTGATAAATCAGTTCTGAGAACTGGAAAGGGAATACTTACAGGTAGGAAAGGATAGAATGCACATTATACAAACAACAATAGATGATGTATTAGAGCAATCATTTTCACTATACGATATGAATTTGCGCTTAACATTGAGATATAACGCAATATCAACAGGATATCAATTTGATTTATTTGATATTGATAATGACGAGTATATAACAAAAAATAAAGGGTTATCTGTTGGTAGTCCATCTTTAATTGAATTCAACTTACCGTTTGTGTTGGTTTTGGATGACAAATCAGGATTGGGTATTAATGCGATATTTAAAGACGATTTAAATAATCGTATGCAACTATTAATAATGACTAAGGAAGAATATCGTGCGGCAATTCGGCAGGGTTTTAGAGCTTAAAATAGGTAATCGTAAAGAAAGCATTGTTATTAATAATCTTAGAGTAACTTTCTCAATTAAAAAAACACTATCTTCAGAGCCAAACACTGCCGAAATATCAGTCTATAATCTCAATGCGTCAAATCGTAACCTTATTACGAGCAAGCAATATCATTTTTTAGAGTTATCAGTCTGCTATAAAGAAGATGTTTTAAGATTAATATTTTGTGGCGATATATTGACGGTAGAAAATAAACTGACGGGGCAGGATATCATCACAACAATGCGTTGTGGTGATGGACATCGAGCCTATAACGAAAAAACCATTATTAAAACGATGCAAAAAGGGCAAAAAGATAGCGACTTTCTAAACGAAGCAGTAAGTAGTTTTGGTGTTCAGAAGGGAGCTATTAATTTACCCAATGATAGAGCTTTGCCTCGCGGTAAAGTGCTCATGTGCGATACGCGCGAAGCAATGCATAAAATCGCTATTAACAATAATGCGGACTGGTCTATACAAGATGATCAGCTAGTTGTTATTCCTAAAAATAAAGCCCTTGCTAATAACGAGGGCTGGGTTATTTCTAGAAATACAGGAATGATTGGAAGCCCCAAAAAAAGCAATGAAGGATTAGAAGTTACAACGCTATGCAATCCTCATTATAGAATAGGTTCGCTTGTTTGCGTTGAATCAAGGCTTACTGAGTATAACGGCGATTATAAAGTAAAATCGATTGAACATAACGGCGATTTATACGGTACGAACTGGCACAGTAAATTAGTTTGCACGGCCGGAAAGTTTGAGAAAGTATAAAACGAATCATCAATCCAAAGTTGATCACAATTATAACAATTTGGTTAATAAAACATTAATCAAAAATATAAAAACACATCGCACTTAAAGATATCATTTATCAATAAATTAATCTTATATCAATGCTTAACATTGATCTTAACCCGCTTCGGCGGGTTTTTATTGCTCGGGGAAAAGATGACAGATTCACTATTTGAAGCGATTGAAAATCAAATAAAACGCGCTCAATCAAATATATATACTGCTTTGCCTGCAAAGGTTATTTCATTTGACGGTCATACAGTTCAATGTCAACTAATGATTAATAGAGTACTAGCAAATGGACAAGAAGTTTCAATCCCTCCTCTGGTTGATGTTCCTGCGCAGTTTCCTCATGCAGGCGGATTTTGCATTACGGTACCTATAACAGCAGGTGATGAGGGGCTTGTTATCTTTTCGAGTCGTTGCATAGATGGTTGGTTTGCATCGGGTAATGTATCTAAACCATTGGATAATCGAATTAATGACTTAAGCGACGGTTTTTTTATTGTCGGTTGCAATAGTGTGCCAAATAAAATACCTGACTTTTATCATGATGGCCTTTCGATGCAAACTGACGACGGTTCGACACATATAAGGCTTACAAATGGAACAATCTATATAAAAGGGAACATTGAGCATGAGGGCAATATGAATCAAATCGGAAGCTACAATCAAACAGATGGTAATACAAATAGCTCTGGCACGATAACGGCTCAGGATGTTAAAACCAATAAAGGTATTGATTTGAATACGCATACGCACACAGATGTAAAAAGCGGCAATGAAAAAACAGGAGCACCGACATGATAGTCAGAGGTTTAGATAACAATCACGATTGGACTTTTGGCCATGGTCTGGGTAACTATTTAGATTGTTCTGATGCGATAGCGCAATGCGTGAAAACCAAATTATTAGCACTAAAAAAAGACTGGTTTTTAAATCGTGAGGACGGCATCGCATGGTTTGATTATCTAACTAAAAATCCTAACACAAAACAATTAGAAATTGATGTAAGAACAGAAGTTTTTAAAGTTGATGGAGTTGTAAATATCGATAGTTTCGACATTTTATTAGATACCGATAACCGCAAATTTCTAATTCAAATCACATACACCGATAAATTCAATAAAACTAACGAGGCATCATTTAATGTTACAGATAACAGATAAAGGTATCGAAATTGATGACTTATACACTATTCAAAATCGATTAGTTTCCGCATTTAAATCGATATACGGTGATGACGTCAATCTCGATAGCGATACTCCTGACGGCCAATTATTAGGGTTATTTTCACAAGAACTTGCAAACATACATCAAGCTGTTTCTTTTATGGTGCAAATGTTAGACCCGTACCAAGCAACTGGGCATTGGCTGGAACAGCGAGCAATGTACGCAGGAATAACCCGAATTACTGCGTCATATTCTTATATTGATGAAGTAATTTTCACGGGCTCAGCAAAAACGACAATACCAAATAATTCTATTTACATAGATAAAAACAAAAATAAATGGGTTACGACAGAATCAATAACATTGAACAATTTAGGTAGCGCTCGTGTCAAATTCAGGTCGTTAGAACTCGGTAATTACACTGTTAATGCAATGGACGAGTTCACGCCAAGTACAATAATCATAGGCGTAGATAAAGTCACTGCGAATACTAAAAGTTATGGTGGCGTTGATGAAGAAACGGATGATCAATTATTAAAAAGGTTTATGTTATCGCACTCAATTAATAACTACGATGATCGGCAAGGTATACAGTCTTCATTAATGAATATAACAGGTGTGACTAAATGCGTTTTATATGAAAATTATACGAATAAAACCGATGAAAAAGGTGTGCCTGCTCACTCATTTAACGCTGTTATTTTAGGTGGAGCTGATGAAAAAATAGCGGAAGTTATTACTAAAAAGAAAATTGGTGGATGTGGGTTATATGGTCAAATTGAATCCTCTTATTTATTAGATGGTATACCGCGTAGAGTTTATTTCGATAGACCAAAAAAGGTCGATATCAACGTCTCAATGGTAATTGGTCGTTATAAATCATTTAACGATATCAATACTGAGCAAATCAAAAGCAACCTTAAAAATCTTGATTTTGACATCGGCGAAAATGTTTATTCATCACGCATTATCTCAAGCATTAACCTAGTTGACGGGTTTTATATTAAAGAACTCACGGTTAATGGCTCAAATATAGCAAATATCGATCATCGAGAATATGCACAGATAAACAATGTTGAGGTGCTAATTGAGTAGGGAAAAATTCATTATTTGGCAGTATAGATCAAAGCCAAAGGCTTTAGGCACTATTAAAGCTATCTACGAAGAAACCGACCAAACATTTAGAAACATTATTCAAGTGGCGGATATTCTCAATATTGACGATGCAACAGGTTACGCATTGGATTTAGTGGGTCGCCATGTTGGTGTATTTCGTGTTTTACCAACGGCTATTGCCAAAGAGTATTTTGGTTGGTTAGAAGACGATATTGCGCTTTCATTCAATGTTGGTGAATTTTATAGACATGGCGACTCTTTACGCACATCGGTTGTTTTGAACGATAGTGATTTTCGTTTTTTTATTAAAGCACGAATTTCAAAGAACTATCAAACTGGTGAGATATCAAGCATTGTTAAATCGATCAAATTTGTTATTGGTCAGTATGGTAATGTGGTTGATTCACAAAACATGACAATGAACATATTGGTTAACAGTGATCAATTAAGCTCACTAACATTATATGCAATTAGCAAAATGGATATTTTAGCTCGCCCAGTAGGTGTTATGTATCAATATGTTGTGTTAATTAACAATGAGCCATTCGGATTTGATCATGATAACCAATCACAAGGATTTAACTTAGGTAAATTTGTTCGACTACAAGAAATAGGAACTATTCAATGAAAGTACAGAATAAACCAGATTATTTAATTTTCGCTGATTCAGCAAAAAAAGGTGAAAATATAGATTTTCCTGATGTGAGTAGGGGCTGGGGAATCACCATCGATCAAACCGCATCAAAACCACCTCTTGAATGGATGAATGGTGCATTTAACCGCATTGATAAAAATATGATTTATTTGCTCCAGCAGGGCGTGCCAGAATGGAGTGAGTTGGTTACTTACCCAGTAAATGCAATTATCAAATATAACGGGGTGTTGTATACCGCTATAGTTGAAAATGATAATGTTAAACCCTCCACGAATACAACAAAATGGAAAAAAACACAGGCTGAAATACCAATTGCCAGACTTGATCAAAAAGGTCTCGTCAAACTAAATTCAGAAATTAATAGCGAATCAGAAACCGACGCTGCTACACCGCGTGCAGTAAAAAAAACATATGATCTAGCAACTATTGCTAATACAACAGCAACCACGGCAAACAATACAGCAAACGCAGCAGTTAAACGATCTGGCGACAACATGGCTGGCGAGTTGTTGATTAATAACAAACGAGTGTTGGTCGATGGCGATGCATTTCGTTTCAATGGCTATTTGAATAAAACCAATCTCAATAGTATCACTGCATCTCAGCACGGGGTTTATTTGCAAAACATGAATGAATTTGCGACGATATCGAATAATTATCCGATAAACGCAGCAGGGTCGTTAATTGTGACTCAAACAGGCGGCGACGGTATCAAAGGTTGCTTGCAAATTTACACTGATTATTACTCAGTACGGCAATTTGTAAGAACTTACAGAGACGGACCAAACATATGGTCGCCTTGGGTTGAGCAGATTACATCTGCAAATCTAAACACTTATTTACCTCCTCCGCCACCGCCTCAAGTATGGCATAACGAAATATCGCAACGTGCCGCAAATGTAGTTTATACGAATACAACAGGACAGACTATTTTCGTAATGATCTCGTTTCAACACGGCTGGTCCGGGACTGCAATAGACATGCGCCTATTCATCAATGGCATGGAATTTTATGCAACAACGGGAGGCTCTGGAAGCGGTAGCACAAAAAATGTAACAATGTATATGCCGATCCCGGCGGGGTGTACATATAGAGTAACCGGGGGTGGCAATTTAACAGCATGGTATGAGTTGAGGTGAAATCATGAAATATTATAAGGATGCAAATAATCAAGTTTATGCGTACTGCGACGACGGCTCTCAAGACGAGTTTATTTCTCGGGATCAAATTGCGATAACAGAAAAAGAGGCTCTAAAATTAATTAAGCCAAAACCAGCGGATATTCAATACCAAAATCAATCAATAAAAACAGCGTTAATTAATGAAGCCAATGAAAAAATAGCGGTGCTTCAGGATGTTATAGATTTAGATATGTGCAAATCAAACGAGAACGAGCAGCTAAAACAATGGAAAAAATATCGTATATTATTAACTCGTGTTGATACGTCAGATGTTAATGCCTTGTTTCCTGAAAAGCCGAATAACTAAACGCTATCAATCTTCAACTTCACATACTCTACCGCATCTTGATACGATTCAAAAATTCCGACTTCGTTTAATCCGTTGTTCCGATAAAAGCACCACCAGTCATTGTGTATATCGTATGACGGAAAAATTAAATACGAATCATTGTCTCAATCGAAAATTGAATCGTTATCATGGTCGGTTAGTATGTAAATTGTTTTTGTGTAGTTTATTGTGATAATGTTATGAAAGATTAGTTAGTTTTATTCATCATAAACTAATATTTTTCTGGAGCGTAAATTGAAGTGAAATTGTGGGAAGTAGATCGCGAAAATAAGTGTGACCAATTTGTGACATAAAAATCTATTAATATATACTAAAATCTATCAAAATTTACTAATTGAAATTTTGATTAACTCTTGTTATTTATAGGTTTGTTAAGGTTTTTCAATTAATGTATTTTAGTAAGCCAAGACACTTCTAAGCCGTAGGTCACAGGTTCGAATCCTGTAGGGCTCGCCATTAAAATTAAATATAATTAAAGGTTTAATTTTAAATATTTAAGTCTTGATTATCTTTATTTACATTTTGCGACACAGATTGTGATCACATCTAAAATTTGCACAAATGGATAGCATTCAAGTTATTATGTTATTTCAACCATTTTAACGTTTCTTACCCACCAAATTCTTTTAAGTTGTACTGTAGCAGATCAAGCTTTTTCATTTACATTTCATAAAGCGATGTTAGGTCAAAGCGAAAAAAGAATTGAGCTTGCTATTGCTTTATATACTCCAGAGCCGTCAAAGGGTGAATTAACGGCTTTCGGTTTAACAAAAGCTGATTATTAA